AGTGAAGTATCTTAATGATTGACAAACTGTATATAACCGTGTATAATAATATGTATACAACAATAGAATAGGCAACAATTATGGCAACTTATGTACTAGTAGACACACTTAACACATTCTTCCGTGCAAGGCACGTTGTTCGTGGCGACATTGACACTAAAGTAGGAATGGCTTTGCATATTACACTTAACAGTGTAAAGAAGGCTTGGCAAGACTTTAATGCAGATCACGTTGTGTTTTGTTTAGAAGGTCGTAGTTGGCGTAAGGACTTTTATGAACCGTACAAGCGTAATAGAAAAGTTGCTCGCGATAAGATGACTGTATCTGAAAGTGAAGACGATAAAGCGTTCTTTGAAATATTTGACGAGTTTACAAACTTTATGAAAGATAAGACTAACTGTACTGTCATTCATCATCCGCAACTAGAAGCAGATGATCTTATTGCTGGTTGGGTACAAGCACACCCTGATGATCATTGTGTTATTATTAGTACAGATGGCGACTTTGCACAACTAGTAGGTCCTAATTGTACACAATACAATGGTATTGCTAACGTTACTATTACAGACAAAGGTTACTTCAACGACGACGGTACACCTGTTATTGAGAAGAAGACACAAGAGATTAAGCCTGCACCACAGCCTGACTATATGTTATTTGAGAAGTGTATGCGTGGTGACACTAGTGATAACGTGTTTAGTGCGTATCCGGGTGTACGTAAGAAAGGCACTAAGAATAAAGTTGGTCTTATTGAAGCATACGATGATAAGCACACAAAAGGGTATAACTGGAACAATATGATGCTACAACGCTGGACTGATCATAACGGTGACGAACATCGTGTGCTAGATGATTACAATCGCAATGTCGTATTGTGTGATTTGACTGCACAACCTGCAGACATTAGAGAGATAATTAATAACACTATTGCAGAAGTAGAACCTAAAGATATTAATCAAGTAGGATTACGTCTTATGAAGTTCTGTGCTAAATGGGATATGCAACGTATTGCAGACCAAGCCGCTACTTTTGCAGAACCACTACAAGCGAGGTATCCTAAATGAGTATAAAAACAAAGACTATTTTAAAAGATAAATTTTGGATCATTGAAGACGAAGGCGTAAGAATTGGAACCATATCAGCAGCCGACGATAGATTTATGGTTAGCGACATTCGAGGTACAACATACTTTGATAGTAAGAAAGCATTAAAAAATACATTTGGTAAAAATGTTTTAATTAACGACATTACTGATACTAGTAATGCAATTGAAGCAGATAAAGAAGTACACAACTATCCAACTAGTACAGTGCCGTATAACACTATGTTAGATGTACAACGCAAACTACCATTGTTTACTAAAAGTTCTAAAAGCAAAAGCCTATATTGTGCAGGTTACTACATTATTAAGTTTGACAAAGGCTGGGTTAAAAGTTTTTGCCCTAAACTAATTACTGTAGAACGATATGAAACAAAAGGTCCTTTTAAATCTGATTTAGAAATGCGTCTAGCATTGAGTAACGCAAATGCAAAATGAACCTCTAAACACTTCTAGTATACAGCAATTTATTATGCAAGTTAAAAATGCTGATGCAAGTAACTCTAGAGAAGTAAAACTCACTTTACAACAAGCTAAAAATTTAGCATACACACTAGGCGTTACAATGGCTAGACTTGAAGGTGATCTTGAACGATACGTTAAAGAGAACTCGGGCGGATCAGAAGTTATCGAAGTACAGTTAGACGGTGGAACAGACTGGAAGTAAACTGCGTAGATAACTTAAAAAAGAGATAAATATATGCGTATATAATTTAAGGAGTATACGCATATGAGCAGACCTAAACCTACTGTATTATTAGAATATATAGATAAAAAGACATACAGGGCAGAACAAGTCTTAGATGCTGATGCTATTTGGGCTGTTTTCTATAATGGAAAACCATTTAACTTAAAAAGTAGTAATTCTATTACTAACTATCCAGGGCCAAAATACAAAAAAGTATCATTTTCAAATCCAGGTCACGCACATAATCTAGCAAAAAAATTAAATGAAATGTTTAATACTGACGAGTTTTCAGTTTATATGTTAGCTGACGGAATTGTAGTTGTAGAAGAATGAACTGGAAAGAAACCTATACTAAGATCTTTCTTAATCAATTAGGTAAAACTTCAAACGAAATTACAGTTAAAGAATATTCGCCCTTATGGTGGAAGAATACTAGAAACCAAGGCGGGCTTCGACTAACTGATCTTGGGTTTGACGTCTTAACAGAAATTGACCTTACGTCATACGAAGTTCCATATCCAAAAGATATGCCAATGACTACGCAAGTTATTATATTTTTAGACAAGTTTATCGATTGTCCGTATTATCTTACAAATAGAGCAATACACGTTACTAGCGAAAAGAAAGCAATGGAATTGCATTTGTTTAGTGGTGATTTGCGAAAATACGGGCTGACAAAGGCATTAAAACGACAAAATAACGAATAATTCTATAAAAAAGTCTTGACATTTACTGTATTGATGCTATACTATATGTATAGTTTAAATAATGCACTAAAGCAAAGAGGGAATACATTATGGAAAACGTAGCATTACGCACAGTTAGTCCAAACGGCGCAAAGAAATCAATCAAACACGCTATGAAAAAGAAGCGTCCGATCTTCTTATGGGGACCTCCGGGCATTGGTAAGTCAGAAGTAGTTGAACAAATTACTGGTAGCTTTTCAAATTCACACTTAATTGACATTCGTTTGAGTCTTTGGGAACCTACAGACATTAAAGGTATTCCATACTTTGATAGTAACTCAGGTACAATGGTGTGGGGCGCACCTAGCGAACTTCCAAGCGAAGAGTTTGCGGCACAGTTTGATCACATTGTACTGTTCCTAGATGAAATGAACTCAGCGGCGCCTAGCGTACAAGCGGCAGCATACCAGTTAATTTTGAATCGCAAGGTTGGTACTTACAAGCTACCAGACAATGTAATGATTGTTGCGGCTGGTAATAGAGATGCTGACAAAGGTGTTACATACAGAATGCCTGCTCCGTTAGCTAATCGCTTTATCCACTTAGAACTTGCAGTATCATTTAATGACTGGTTTGAGTGGGCTATCGAACACAAGATACACAACGATGTTGTTGGTTTCTTACAGTTTAGTAAGAAAGACTTGTACGACTTTGATCCTAAAAGTCCGTCACGTTCGTTTGCTACGCCACGTAGTTGGTCATTTGTAAGTGAATTACTAGAAGACGACTTGGATGCCGAAACTACTACTAATTTAGTTTCAGGCGCTGTAGGCGAAGGTCTTGCTGTTAAGTTTATGGCGCACCGTAAAGTAGCATCAACAATGCCTAATCCAACAGATATTTTGAATGGCAAAGTCAAAGAATTAAAGACAAAAGAAATTAGTGCTATGTATTCTTTAACTGTGTCACTTTGCTACGAACTTAAAGAAGCGGCTGATGCAAACGATAAGAAGTTTGACGAAAAAGTTAATAACTTCCTGCGCTTTGCAATGGATAACTTTGAAACTGAGCTAGTTGTAATGGGTGTTAAAGTTGCACTTACACAGTATGCTTTGCCAATTGATCCAGATGAAGTAGAATGTTTTGATGAATTCCACGAAAGATTTGGTAAGTACATTAAGGCTGCACAACAGTCTTAATAGTAATAAGGACGAGTTCTTTGGAGCTCGTCCTGTCTTTGTGGTTGACATATATGCTAAAGATGCTATAATATATGTATAAGTTAATAAAGAAGGGACAATAAGATGAGTGTAGCAGGTACAAAACGCTGGCAAGCTGATCCAGATATTACTCCAGAAGCATTAGAAATAATGCGTGTAGAAGTGTATGATCGAATTATTGTTGCACGAGTAGGCTTACTACTCCGTCATCCGTTCTTTGGTAATATGGCTACACGTTTACGAGTTGTTGCTGCCGATGATTGGCTTCCAACTGCCGCAGTTGACGGACGTAACTTATACTATAACACTCAATTCTTTAATGCAATGAATAATAAAGAAATTGAGTTTGTTATTGCACACGAAATTTTACATTGTGTATTTGATCACTTAGGTAGACGCGACGACCGTGACCCTATGCTGTATAATATTGCCGCTGACTATATTGTAAATAATCTACTAGTACGTGATCGTATTGGTACTATGCCAAGTATTGTTGATTGCTACCAGGACTTTAAATATGATAACTGGAGTTCAGAAGATGTATACGACGACTTATACAAGCAGGCAGAGCAAAACGGTAAAGAGTTTTTAGAACAGCTTGGCGAAATGTTAGATGAACATTTAGATGCAGAAGGCGCAGATTCAGATTCCGGAGATGCTGGAGAAGAAAAAGATTCAAACGGCAATAACGTATCTAAAAAACGTCCAAAGTATTCTAAAGAAGAACTTAAAAAAATCAAAGATGAAATTAAAGAAGGAATGATTTCTGCGGCACAGGGTGCAGGAGCAGGTAATACTCCAGGTGAAGTTACACGTATAATTAAACATCTTACAGAACCTAAGATGAACTGGCGTGAAATTATTCAACAACAGATTCAGAGTACTATACGCAACGACTTTACATTCCAACGCCCTAATCGTAAAAGTTGGACTACTGGTGCTATTTTGCCTGGACAAAATTTTGATGAATCAATTGATATTGCAATCGGAATTGATATGTCGGGTTCAATTGGCAATGCACAAGCTGAAGACTTTTTAGGTGAAGTAAAAGGTATTATGGAACAGTATGCCGCCTACAATATTAAGTTATGGTGTTTTGATACTAAGGTATATAATGAACAAGAATTTACAGCAGACGGTGGTGAAGATTTAACAGAGTACGAAGTTATGGGTGGCGGTGGCACTGACTTTGATGCTAATTGGATTTATATGAAAGAACACGACATTGTTCCTAAGAAGTTCATTATGTTTACAGATGGATATCCGTGGAGCAGTTGGGGCGATGATGATTATTGCGACACAGTGTTCTTAGTTCACTCACATCCTGATAAAAATTTACAAGCACCATTTGGAACAACAGTACATTACGAGGAAGCAAGTGCATAAATTAAAAGAACCAAATGCACTTAATCTTTTTAACATTAGGAGAAGCAAAGTATTTGTTCCTCATTATGAATACATATCCATTCCTTACACATATAATATAGAAGAATCGTTAAATAAATGGGTAAAAGGACATCTAAAAGGTAGATACTTTTTAGGTAAAACGGTTGATATTAATAATTCAACTAGCAAGATTGAAAGTGCAATAAAGATAGGCTTTGAAGACGGTAAAGAATTAGCGTACTTTATGTTAGCTTGTCCACTTTTAAAATATTAATCATTAAATACGCATATATACTTTACAAGGAGAAAAAATATGGCTAATGAAAACAAAAACGAAGAAGCAGTAGCACCACAAACAGATGCACCAGAAGCACCTGCGGCGGAACTTACTGTTCAAGATCTTACTTCAATTAAACAAATCATAGATGTTGCATCACAACGCGGTGCATTTCGTGCAAATGAAATGGCTGTAGTAGGAACAACATATAACAAATTGGAATCTTTCTTAGGTGCAGTTCAAGCAACACAAGAACCCAAGGAAGAACCTAAAGGAGAATAGAAATGGCATTAAAACACGTAGGTAGAGATGCAAAAACTCACCGCAAGGTTATTGTAGCATATAGAGTAGTACCAGGGGAACCTGATAACTGTCTTATTATTAAAACTGAAAGTTTAGATGCTGCATCACACGACTCTTTAATGACTGCTGTTGAATCAAACGCTGGACAAAATGCTGATGAATTTGCAGAAGCAATGTTTAGGACTACTTTACCAGATGGTTTAAATATGCTTACAGGTATGCAAAAATATGGCAAACTAGTAAAAGTACCAACTGCTAGTATTGATATGACGCCTGATACAAAATCTTCAATTAATCTTGCAGAACTCAATAAGGTTATTGCTGAACAAAAAGGTGTTACTGTTGCTGATCTTGCACTTAAAGGCAAAGACGGAAAGACTGTAGAAGCAAAAGATGCAGATCACGGAGTTGATCCTGTACAGACATATAGTTCAGACGCACCTGTATCTCAAGACAGTGTTTTAACTGACGCAGATCTTGCAGCACAGTATCGTTCGCAAGCAGATGCGTTATTTAAAGAAGCACAGTCT